ACCTGTGGCAGTGGTCAATCCAAGTACAAACGAATCTGCAGATTCATCCCAAACTATACCTGCGTTGTTGCCTGTAGTACCACGCTCTATGATTATTCCTGCGTCGTTGTTACTAGATGATATGCCGTTGTTTAATTCTATTATGTTGTCTGCTATTACTGTGTTTGTGGTGTTTATAGTCTGCGTACCACCTGCCACAGTCAGGTCACCTGTGATTGTCACTGTCTTACTATCTATCGTGACAGTGTTTGTTCCGGCCGCCGCGTTATATCCGTCACCCGCTTTAATTGTATAATCGCCTGATGTTCTTAAAGTCTTTGCCATTTGCTAGTATTTATAAAGAAAAGGGGAAGCGTTAAAACTCCCCCTTTTATAAGCACGTGTTCTTTATTACTGGTTAGTAATAACGTCGATTGAACCTGTGTTCTTGTCGTCTTTGGCACCTGCGCCATCGCCACCCGACTCGTCAGTGCCTTCAACACCTAATGAGTATTTTACCGTGTGGGTTGTACCGTCTGCTTCAACACAGTGTACTGTGTTGTTGTAGAATTTTTCTACGTAAGCAACTGTTGAGTCATCCAAGATAACTTGTACACAGAATTCACCGTCTGATCCATTTGGTGGAGTTGCAGATAATGATCCTGGTGCAACTGCTTTTAAACAGTATACGCCTGTTGTTGAATCTTCCAATGAGATCTTGAATAATCTAGATCCTCTTTGTGCTACAACGTAAGCTGTTGTTGAATCAACTTTTGAACCACCGGATGCTCTGTAAGCCGTAACCGCTATGTTACCTGCTACACCAGATGCTGTTCCAGCCATTTTACTTTTTTTGATAGGTCTTCCCATTTGTTTTCTCCTTTAATAGGAGTCCAATCCTAGTTCTCCTAGGTACGCGGTTGTTATCCGCATAAGTCTTCTAAGTCGATAGAAGTACGTTTGAACTGTGTGTATTTACCAAAATTTGCTATGTGTTAAATGTATATAAAAAGAGTGGTGCGTTCAATCCAAATTATTGTTCAGACACACCACTCTCGAGGTTAACGTATTTCTAGATTATTATATTATTTTCTATTGTAGATATGATATAAAATCCAAACTGCTACTAGTCCGATCAAACCTTGATCTGAGAACCCTTGCAGTACGCCCTGGACGTTTCCGATTACCGAAACGTTTGGCCAGAACGGAATACCTTGACCGTTGAAAAGAACTTCTAAAACAATTCCTAATGCGATGAATGACACACCTACATCAGCGATAGCTTTCGCCCATCCTTTTACTTTCATCATGATATCCATATTGGACCTCCCTTGATGTTAAAAGATTCTAATGAACCTTCGAATTATTTAGAAGTGCTACACAAAAGTAAAACTACCTTATTTGGTCTGCGTTGGGTATGAAGGCGAATTAATTTTTATATCTACGTACAGAACTCTTGATAAAGTCTGTAATCGTAGTGGTTATAACTTTTATGCCATGAGATGAATTCTTCAGTAAGATCTTTTTTCGAAACATATTTTTTGTAATCTTGATTGCTTCTGTTAGTGTTCATTCTTGGCTCTTTGTCTAGATTTAAAATTTCTGCTATTTCATTCCAACTAGTTTCGAAGTTTCTTGTTGAAAACACTTTTTGAAAATTGTTTGTCAAACTATCCTTCACTGTACTATATTTTTTTTCAATCGTGACTCCAGGATCAAGTAACAAATAGTTTTTGTACAACCATAATGTCATAAAATTTCCTGACATATTATTACAACTGTCTTTGAATGTGTCTGCCAGTGCTTCCCCTTTGTCCTTGTCGTAGTTGAAATGTGATATGTCTCGTTCCAACGGATCTCGCAACCAAACAAAGTGTGTGCCTGGAGTTTTTACAGTGGTATTATGACCAACGGCGTAATCGAGTTTGCTGATTTGTCCTTTGTTTGCCCTATCTTCTAGACGAACTCTAAGAGTACTGCCGCCTGTCTTTGGTATGTGATGGAAACAATAGTGCATGAAGTATTTAAATTACTGTGCCACCGTCACAAAAAAAGGCGACATAAAGCCGCCTTTCTTTGAAAATAAAATAAGCTGGGCTTATTTGAATTTTAAGTTTCCGTCTGTGATTCCTACTAATCCAACGTAGTCAGCCGCGTTACCAAGAGATGATGCAGTGTTTGTTAACTCTACATAACCATATCTTGTTAAGAAGCCTACTACCGGTTCGAAAGTAGCCGGATCAAGTACAACACCTGAAGACATTAAAGGAATGTAAGGACAATAAAACGCTGGAGCGTCTGCCTCACTTGCACCTTTGTAACCTACAAGTACTGATGTACCGTCTGAAGCGTAAGCGTCAACGTATACTCTCATAGCACCGTTTAAAGTTCCAACAAATTTAGTATTTGTAGGCGCTTCAAAAGAACCTTCAGTTGATCTTGCGAACGCTGAAGTAGTTGCTGATTGAAGTACAGTTAAAGCCGTTGGAGATACTACCGCGTAGTTTCCAGCGCCTCTTCTTGTTCTTGTTGCGATTTGGTTAGCAACTCTGTTGATTAGAACAGCCAAAGCCGCGTGTTCATCACCAACGAATGTTGCAGTACCTGACACAGCCGCTTGGTCAAAAGTCTCACTAGCTGTTCCAGCCAATGTTCTTAATGATCCAATTACTTCTTGGTCGATCTCAGCAGTAATCTCTTGAGCTAATGCCGCCATGATTTCCGCTTCTACATCGATACCTTGTTGTGCCTGTGCATCTTGAGCCGCTTCAAACGTCCATCTAGCTGATAATTTTCTAGATTTAGCTTCAACCGGTTGTTTCAAGATTTGGATTGATAATCTTTTACCAGGTGTTCCCTCTAAAGAAGCTGTTGAAGCCGCTTTTGGAGTTGTGTTGTTCTGGTTACCAGAGTATGCTTTCGCAATTTTGAATGGAGATAATGCTTCTTCACCTGCTGTCGTGTTTGACGCAACTGTATCTGCATATCTTATTCTTAGTGTGTGAATTTGTCCTACTGGACCAGTCATCGGCTGTACACCAACGATTTCGTTAGCTATTACAGTCGGCATAACCCGTCTGATTACTGGTAGGATAACTCTGTTTAACGTAGCAACGTTACCGGCGCTAGTAGCACCTGCTGTAGACTGCTCTGACAAATACCTTTTAGTATTTTCAAGAACTACGTCCATAGTTTTTTTCTTGTTGCCTGCTAAACCTTCTGTTAGAGCGGCTTTAGTTTCGCCCCATTTTGATTCAAATATATCTGACATTTGTATCTTCCTTTAGTTTAGTTGTTATATACCCGCTAATTTACGGATATTTGTTAAGTCCGCATCTTCCCTAGGTGCTCTGTTTCCGCCGCTTTCAGAAAGTACTTTCGTAGTTCCATTAACTGCTTTATCAGCCATCACATGTGGTAGATACTTGTCAAATGAAGCTTGTAGTTTCGCTGTTTGAACTGATTCTAACAGTTGACTCATTACTTCACTTTTTTCTTTGCCCAATGGTTTGAGCATCTCAGCCATCTTTTCCTTACGTTCCATCAAGTCTGCTTGTCTTTTGGACTCAGCATTTTTCGACTCAATCACCGCTTTCTTTTCTTCGATGACTTTCTCAGCATCAGCTAGTTTTAGAGTAGCTTCGTCAACTACTTTCATCAACTTAGAAGTCTCAGATTTCTCATTTAAGTAAGAATTCTGATATTCACTTGCAAATGCTTCGAATATTTTCTTACCAAAGTTGATTGATCTAGCCGCTGTAATGTCTTCCTTCAGAGATTTTAACTCTTCAGCAAGTTTTTTGTTAACAGCAGACTCTACAACTTTAGCAGATCTTGTTATGAAAGCTTCTTTCATCTTAGCCATTTGTTTTTTGGCTTCGGCTACTAGTTTAACTTTCGTTTCCACAACGCCTTTTTTGTCTTCATGGAACTCTTTAATTTCTTTTGCAAGAGCACCTACTACGAATTCTTCCATCTTCTGGAAGTTTTCGTGAACACCTTTTCTGTCGCCGTGTAGTTCTTTTAACTCTTCTGATAATTTAGAAAGCATAAATGATTCTAATTTGGCAGAGTGAGCGCCTACATTTTCTTTGTAAGCTATTTTTTCTTGTGCAAGTGCTTTTCTGTCTTCAACGAACTTTGTGATCTCTTCAGATAACTTCTCATTCATCATAGAGTCGATTGCTTCGATCATGTTTGACTTATCATGCTCGTATCTTTGTGCGAATTCTTCTCTTAACTCAGCGCCTACAACTTCTTTGTTTTCTTTAATTTTCAAATCCCAAGCTTCTTGGATGCCTTTTTGAACATCTTCTGATATTGCTCCAGACTCTACTAATTTTGATATTGCGTCTATCATTTTATTTCAGGTCCTTTATTATGTTTGTTAAAGCTTCTTTAAGAAACTTCTGTGCTTTTGCATCATTTCTAACTTCAGCCGCCAAACCCTTTGCCATGTTACCACCCTTTGTATTCATTAGGTGTTCGTAAATTGGCGTGGGATAAGCACCAGGTGCCGAAGGTTGAGCCACAACATCTACTGTGATGATCTCGAAGTCTGAAACTTCACCGCTTCCGTATTCTGAAATGTTTCCACTTCCTCTACTTGAAACGCCTAGTTTCACACCTGATTCCAACATAGTTTTGACAAGTTGGCCCATTGGTGTTGGTAAAATTTTCATTTTACCGTATCCATTTGGTCCGTCCATCCACATTTCTGTGATCATGTGTGACACACGGTCCAAATTAATCTTTAAATCATCTGGATGATCCACTTCACCTAACACTGAGTATCCTGAACTAATCTGATCGTTCAGTGTTTTAGTTGCTTTCGCAATTTCATTCACTGGGTAAACTCTCTGATTAGCGTTTTTAATTCCACCTTGAATACAGATACCTTTCATGTACAAATCTTTGCCGTCATTCTCGTGCAAAATCTGTACTCTGGCTTCGTTAAAAGTTAGATTTTCTCTTAGGTATAGTTGTGACATCCTATGATCTCCCTTGAATCAACAGTTATTTTCTAGAAGCGACTGGTGATTTTGCAGATTTTTCTGATCCGTCAGTTGTAACTGCCTTTGGTGCCGCTTTTTTAAAAGAGGTACTTCTAGCTTTTCCACCTGTGTTCTCAAAGTCACTGGCCATTTTCTGTGGTGTTGACGATCCATTAATGGAAGTCGACGCACCTGCTGAACCACTGTCTGCTTGTGCTTGGTTTAACCCTTTTGCACTTGCATTGTTCATTGGCTTGTTACCTGTTGCTACTGGTGATTTTGCTGACATTTCTGATCCATCTGAATGGTTAGCAGTAACTGGATTTTTATATTCTTTCATATCTTTTTTATCCATTTTCTTGCCTGCCATCATTTTTTTCTTGCCTGCCATCATGTCTTTCTTACCTTCGATTGACATTTCTGGAGTTAATTCAGGTGCAACTTCTTGTGATAAAGACTCTTCTTTGTCTTCTTCACCATCTTTGTTGCCCATCATAGCTTCGAATTCAGCTTTTAGTTCGTCTAAAGCGTCTTCTAAGTCAACTACTCTGTCTTCAACATCGCCTTCTGCGTCGCCTTCAGCGTCTTTATCCATGTCCATGTCCATATCCATTTCTGGTTTGTCCATTGAATCATGCTCGCCTTCCTCTTCGCTAGAGATATCTTTAACTAATTCGTCAGTAGCGTCGCCACCAACTTCTTCAATTGACTCTTCTTCAGTAGTTTCTGATTCTGTTGCTTCGTCTTCGATTTCAACAACTTCATCTACTTGCTCGTCTTTAGCTTCTTCTGAAGTCTCTTCTACTTCTTCATCTGTAGTTTCGTCTACTTTTTCTTCTTCAGATGATTCAGTTTCTGTAACTTCGTCTTCTTTTTTCATTTTTTTGTCATGCATCGCTTCAGCAGTAACTTCTTCGTCTGCTAGATTTTCGTAGATGTCTCTTGACTTTTCTACAACGATTTCATGGAATAAAGCTTCTGCTTTATCATTTTCTTCGTTTATTAGTAATTCTAATAAACTCTCAAATTTATTGTTTGACATTTTTACACGTGCTCCTTTGTTTGGAAGATTTGTACTTATAAGTGTTTGTATTTACTGTAAAGGTGCAAAAACGGTGGTGTAATTGGCCCGAAAAGGTGATTTTTTGTTAGACCTTCAATTGTATGTCAAATTTCTTCAGGAATTCATCAGTAGTTGGATGATCTATATTGTCCATCCGCTCCAGTTCCTTTGGTGTAAACCAGCCACTTGTAACGACCCTGTGGAATTTTACATCTTTGAAATCCTGTACACAACGTTTTGTCTGATTTAGCCAGTTGCCGTGGAAGGTCGCTTGGTCATTGCTCTTTTTGTAGTTCCTTGAGTCTTTGAAAACGTTGTTGAATCGGAATCCTTGGTTCTTTCCTTCTGTGGAATGCCCTTGGTAGTCAAACCCCAGGATGTATATCTCTTTAAATCCCCTGTCTAAGGCCAGTCTTAGTGCTGTTGGCCCACTTGACCATCCCAGGCTAGGTTTGAACCAGTTGACGTGATTAAGTATTTTTTCGTTCTTTGTGTATTGGGCATTGTAGTTTGAATACACTTTATTATGTATGGGGTAATCTGTCTCTCCTATCTCTAGGATCATTTTGGGATCTACTGCTACCAGGAAATCCGGTTTGTGTGTTCTGTATACTGCGTTACAGGCAAAAACCGTGCCTTTCTCCTTAAGGTCGTTGATTTCTATTCCCTTACGTGATTCACCGTTGCCTAGTACGAAAGCTACTTCCGCCATGCTATAATGCTAGATCGTCTGTTCCTGCAGGTTGTCCATACATCTTCTGTGTGAATACTGCTTCTTCTTTTTGCTGTACATCGTGTGCCTCGGATGCAAGTCTCATGGAGTTGATTTGTTTGAGGGTCAAACGTGTTTTTCTTGTGTCTTCTGAATCTAAAATTGAAATGTCATGCTCTGGTTCATAGGTCTTATCCTGTTCAAAGCCGTCTGCGCCATAAGTGAAAAATTCATTAAGTTTCATATCAGTATTTAACCTTATACCTGTCCACTGCCGCCAGTTCCGCCTGGTGTTTGTCCACCCGGTGTCTGACCTGCTTGTCCTGGTTGTGGTGCTCCCGGTTCTGGTGCTTCAGGATCCGGTGTTGGGTCCTCGAACTGGTCAAGGTCACTTGAAATTCCTGACTGTGTTATTCCACCTGATCGTAATTCATTTGATTTGCTTTGTTTCTTCTGTGGCACATTGTTTTCTTCTGCCCATAGTTCAGCATTTCTGGCCATCTCTTCTTCAGATAGGCCTAGATATCTCTTCAATGCAAATCTTTTACTCATGTAAGGTAGATCCGCTACTGCTGTGAATGTGTTTACCCTGCTTTGGTCCATTTCTGTCTGTCTGTACTGTGCAAAGTTTTGTGGTGGGTTAAGTTTCAGTTCAAACATGCTGTTGTCTATGTTGTAACCCTTGGATTTGATCCATAACTTGAACTCCTCGTCAAAAGTTTCTGCCATCATTGACTGTAATCTTGCACAATACTTGTTGAATCTTAATTCTTGTATGTAAGCAGTTCCAACCCTACCATCATTGTACGATGATCCGCCGTCTTCCGCACCTGTTGGTAGATAAGAACTTGGAATTCTCAATCCTCTGAACAACTTGTTTGTGAAAAATCTTAAATCGTCAATTTCGCCCAGGTTAGTACCACCCGGCAGTGTGTCTACCTTAGATCCCCTACCTTCTGCTGTCTGTGGGAAGAAATAATCTTCATTTATTGACATTGGATTGTATGTTGCATCAATAAAGTTTGCTCCACCTGATGCACTCGGAATTCTTCTTTGGTTGATCTCGTTTTTCACTCTCTCAACGAACTGCATCGCCAAGTGTGTTGGCATGTTACCTACATCTATGTAGAATACTCTTCTCTCAGGTGCTCTTTGAACCCTGTAAATTATGATTGCGTCTTCCAACAGTTCTTTTTGTTTGTAAACTTTGAACACTTGTTCTAGTACTGACTGTCCAAATGGGAATAGGTTGTCCAACCCATCAGACATTGACATGTGTATCACATGTTCTGCATTGATGTTGTATGCATTCATTGTTTTGTAGAATCTTCCACCACCATTTCCGCCAGCAAAACCTGACATGTTGTTTGTGGCACCTTGGTTGGCATAACTTTG